TTGTAGTACCTTCAACAAACCCTGGTGTTGTTGCCGCAGGAGTTGCAGTACCTTCAACAAACCCTGGTGTTGTTGTAACAGGAGTTGTAGTACCTTCAACAAACCCTGGTGTTGTTGCCGCAGGAGTTGCAGTACCTTCAAGTTCCGGTGTTGTTGTTGCCGCAGGAGTTGCAGTAGCAAATGATGAACCCTGATCTTGCATTTGTTGTTTATATTTTTCTTGAACTTCAGGTGGAAAACTTTCAAGAGAATTTCCCATCACCAGACCTGATTCAATTGCTGCCATTTGATTTTCAGTAAGAGGCTCTTCCTGACCAGGATAAAATGGTTGGTCACCAATTATAATACCACCAGCGTCACTTACGGCTTGTCGATCTTGAAGGCTTTCTCTTCGTCTGGCAGAAGCTGCGCGGCGAGGAGACATTCCATCAAATCTGTTGGGATCGCGTTCCGGGATAACAGGAGTCGCAGTACCTTCAACGGGTCCTGGTGTTGTTGCAGCAGGAGTTGCAGTACCCTGCGATAAAGATTCCAATCTTGTTAGTACTTTTGAATGATCTTCCGCACTCAAATCGCCATCAGCAAGTATTGCATTTAATTGACGAGTATCTTCTGTCACTGCTAAGATTTCAGGGTTAATTTCACTATTGCCTAAATAATCTTTATTGTAAAGACCACTTTCTACCGCAGCATCTAATGCTTCTTCACCTGATGTGGTTGTAGCTAAATCTCCAACTACTTCTCCCGCTTTTTTGCCACCGAAAAAGCCAACAGCGCCGCCGATCGCACCACCGACAAACGCACCCAAAGGAACAGTTGCAGGAGCCAAGGGCCCTCCTAGTAAACCAAATGCTGCTCCAGCACTAGCACCAGTAGCAGCCCCAGCGAGAGTCCCACCAACAGCTCCAACTCCGGCGCTAACTGCCTCAACTTTTCCAGCGGTTTCATCTTGTTCAGTGAAAGTTTCTCCAGTTTCAGGATTAATAGCATTACTTTCTATTAATTGATCAGCTTCATTATAACCTTGATATGCATCATATCCAGCAGCTCCAACGGCAAGTGCTGTACCTATTAAAGGAGCCTTTCTGGCAAAGGTAGTAGCCTTACTGGCAAGACTACTCATTCTTGAAGTCGGTTTGTAAGCATCTGCTGTAGCTACGAATCTTCCAGATGCATCTATGGGTCTTCCGGCGCTGTTTAGTCTGACCCCATCTTTTAACTGACCAGGATTTACACCAGGTCCAGGTCCAGGCCCTCTCCCAGGTCCAGGTCTAGGTCCTGTTCTAGGCCCTGTTCTAGGCCCTGTTCTAGGTCTTCTGCTAGGCAAATCTATATCTGGTATGATAGAACCTAATCCCCCGCCGGCTGGTTTGCCAGATATTATTTTTAATTCTTTTAAAATATCTTTTAAAACTTGTAGCTGTTCGGCAGCAGGATCATTTACATCAATACCTGACATTGTTTTAGGAGCGTCTTTTGTAATAATAGGTTGATCAGCTATTATTACTTTTTCAGGACCTTTTTTATTACTAGATCCTTTTTCAGCAACTTTCTCTTTATTGTTTTTTGCCTGTATTTCAGATACGCTTTTATCTTCACTGTTGTCCAGCGCAACACTGTTTGTGACTAATTCTGCTATACCTTTTGTTATACCTTTTGTTTGATTTTCTTTTCCCAATTCAGCGGTAGCTTGTTGTTGAGCAGCAGTAGGTCCTCCAGAAAATAAACCAGTCCCTAAAAATCCTCTGTTTGTTCCAAACATTCTACCTGGTTCACTGAATGCTTGTGCAATTGATCCTCCAAATCCTTTGTCAGCATCAGCTCCCATAAATTTTGCAAATTTTTGTTTAACTGTATTGCCTTCATTCAATGATTTTCTTTGCCCTACAGCATCTATTATCTTTTCAAATTTCTTAGAAGTATCTTTCTCCATGGAAAGTAAAAACTTTTCCATAGCCTTTTCTATATTGCTAGTTTTTCCAGATTCTAACGACTTTATATAAGAATCAAATAATTTCTTAGTTTTTTCATCTTGTTTATTTAAAAGTTCTTGAAAATTTTGAGTATCATTAGAAATAGCTTCAGTTAGTTTACTAACCGCGGCAGAAATATTTGTAGCAGAAGAGTCTCTAGTAGATGTCATAGACATACCAGCTCTCATACTTTGCGCTAACTTATTAGCACCTTCCGAAGTAAATCTTCCGGTATTCGAATCTCTTACATTCGAACCAGAAAATCCTTCGTCTGCTATATTTCTGCCTTCTACATTAAGCATGTTTCTTCTCTGCCTTGTTCTTTAAATGAACGACTAGCATTCCTATGTACACTTCTCTTTCCCAAGGCATCATATTTTCTAGTTCAGTCAAACTATAATGATGCTCTTGCATTAATAAGAAATTCGTTTTATAAAAATTTTCAATCGAATCCTGGGAAAGAGTTATCCGAAAAAATGCTCGTAACCGTTTATACCAACGTAATTGTCTTTACCACATGTTTTACAAGTAAATGATATTTCATGTCCTAATACTGGAATAGTTGTTAAAAATTCTTCAATATCTTGCATTAATTTTATAGGTAAATTTTCAATAAATGCAATCATGTTTCCAGGTGTTTCATCCCTAGGATCAATAACTTCTTCTCCGTTCACTATCTGATCAATACAATTAATAACTATTTCAGTATCTGTTAGAATATCTACTTTACCCTGATATTCTGCTGTTGGATATCGCATAACTATAGATACTTCATCATTAATTTTAAATTCTTTTTTAGTTGTATCTACTTCACCGTATATTTTATAGTCTTCAATATTCATTTCATAACGCATTGAAGATTTGCATGATCCACATGTTAAATTGAATTCTTGTATTGTACCCACAGATTTTGCTTTTATTTTCAAAAACAAATACTGTATTTGATACATTGTTAAATTCTTATCGTTGTATAATCCAAATGTACAATTTTCTATAACTTGTGAACACGCTGATACTCTTTCAGATAAAGTTTCAGATTCACTCGCAAGTATTAATAGCTTTTCTTCTTTTACCAAAAACGGTCTGTATTTTACTGGTTTTTTAATTCCAGGAATCACAATTGTAAATGTTGGTGTTATAATTTCAGGTAGTGCCATAATATTCTCCGATGTTTATAATATTCGTTCCCAGTACTTAGCAGACATTGAAACTGACATTCGCATGAATCCAATATTTCCCCAAGCTAATGGTGTCAAGTTAATTAGTTTTGGTATTGCTTCATATATTTTCCACTTTGCTAAAACATTATTTTCTGTATCTAATGATTTTATTTCCAAGTCTGAATACATTTGATCATGAAATTTAACTTCTTTACTTATTGGATTGACACAATGTTGAATCCAGGTTTCAAACAAAGTTCTTGCTTGCCAATTTTCTTCAACAATAAAAGTGAAAACTATATCTGATGTTAAAAAATCTAAGTTCTGTGTTCGATATTCTGTCCACGGCCCTATTTTAATAGGAACGGTATTAGTAACAAACCCAGGTATTTGTGCTTCTTCACACATTAAAGTTAACAATCTAAGTGTATCATTTTTATTTGAAATACCTAATTCTTTAGGTAAATTAAATGTTACTTCAAATCTTTCTGTTCTTGGTAGGTGCTTGGTTCTGACAACGTTTAAAAAATTATCAAGACCGAATAGTGATTTTTCTGCCATTATTGCATCGCCTTATTACTATTCTGATAGACAGTTCTGGTATTAGCACCGACAAAATTATGTGTTGGTAAAAATATAGCAGCCTTCCAATGTTGAGGTTCTACTTTTAAAAATCTACTTTGAACATGATTATTCAAATATCTTTTAATTGAAGGCTTTACTTGTGGAAACTTTGTAAAATTTTTAAGTAAAGACCAACTTACATCTATTTTGCTTTTTTCGGTTAGCTGTTTGTCCGTATAGTCTAATAAATTACCTAATAAAACTGCTCTCTGTAAAGGAGGTAAATAATGTAAGTTCAATCCTATGAATCCTCCTGGTGCAGAATCAAATGGTAAACATAACGGAAATGTATCGTAATATGGTAAAGTCTCTTTTAACTTAGGATCGTACATGAACATGTACATATTCCCAGGTTCAATTTTAGAGGTAAGATCCCCTAAGTCAGTTTTTTTGACATCGTTATAGTCAGTAAGTTCTCCAGCCATTTTTTTGACTGAATTCATATACCAATTAAACGATCTGTCCTGATCGCCTGCGGCTGCTCTTATATTTTGAAATGGATTTGACATGTCATTATTTATAATGATTTATGCAGCATCTAAACAATAACATTATAATCCAAGTTCTTTTTCAGTTATAATTTTAAACTCCCACTTTCTATTTTTACAATATTCAGTAGCAGCCTCCCACTTAGCAAGATTAACTCCCCACTGTTTTACTTCATTGATAAATCTTGCAGTTTTCCGTGTGGGAATTTTAGGTTCTTTTGTAAATCTGAGAGGTTTTACTTCTATCAAATACATTTTTTGATTATTATTTTCATCATTTATTTTAAGATAAAAATCAACAAAATACCTATGTATTCTATTGTCTAAAGGAGAGCGATATGGTATAATGATTTCTTCACTTCCCCATTCTAGCACAGAAGAATTTTTATCACACCAATTCATAAATTTCAATTCATATCCTGATCTATAAACGATGTTATCAACATCCCCTCGGTATTTGATAGGATTTCTTGGAATAAATTTTCCTTGATATAATTGTTTGGTGTATGTCATAAGATGTTATAAATAATGAATATATACTATTTATCATAATAGGATTTAAATAAATGGCAATAACTTTAAGAACCACTAAAGGCAGCCCGTTAACCACTGCTGAACTGGATCAAAACTTTAGTGAAATTAGTACAAAAATAGATTCCAGTTCTTTAGGATCTGGTGTGGCTACTTTTTTGGGTACACCTTCAAGTGCAAACTTATTAGCAGCAGTAACTGATGAAACAGGAACTGGTGCGTTAGTATTTGCTACAAGTCCTACATTAGTAACACCGATTCTTGGTACTCCAACAAGCGGTACTTTGACAAACGTAACTGGTCTTCCAATAGCAACTGGTGTGTCTGGTCTTGGTACGGGTGTAGCAACCTTTCTTGCTACACCTTCAAGTGCAAACTTATTAGCAGCAGTAACTGATGAAACAGGAACTGGTGCGTTAGTATTTGCAAACTCACCCACATTAGTATCACCAGCACTTGGTACTCCAGCGAGTGGTACTGTAACAAATTTAACTGGCACAGCATCTATTAATATTAACGGCACGGTGGGCGCTACAACAGCAACAACTGGAAATTTTACTAATATCACTGGAAACAATTTAGTAAATACTGTTATTCGAGGCAAAGTTCAAGCACTCGGCAGTATTTCAGGTGCAGTTACTATAAATATGTCACTCGGTGATACAGTTACTGCGACAATTACGGGCAACACAACATTTTCAATAACCGGTCTTACTAGTGGTTCAACGAACACAGTTTATCTTATATTAACCAACAGTGGCGCTGGTACCATTACTTATCCAACAGGTACTACGTTTAATCGAGGAGTTGCTCCAATTACAAGTGCAACAGGCAAAACTTTAATTATTCTAGACACTGTAGATGATGGGACTACTTATATGGGTGTTCAATCTTGGCGTAGTTACGCATAAGGATTTGTTATGAGCTGGACTAGAAAATTATTTACATCTGGGGGAGCCAATACTAGTGTAGAAACAAGTTTCCCAACCAATACAACTACAGTTTGGAACTTGAATACTACTAGACCAACTAATATTCTAACTAGTAGAAGTACCACTACTGTTTGGCAAATTCCAGGCAACACGACTACTATATTTTTAACTAGTAGAACAACATCTGGAAATACTAGTTTTTCAACTTTAACTACTTTTCCGACTTCAACTACTTTTTCAACAGATACATTGTATTCGACAAATACACCTGTTTTAACTAATACACTTGTTCCAACAACCACTAACTGGAATACAACTACTACTTTTTCAACGAATACACCTGTTCCAACAACTACTAGCTGGGATAGTAATTATAGTATTAATACAACTACTACTTTTCCAACGCTTACACTGTATCTAAACAATACACTTATTCCAACAAATACTTCTAGGAGCACAAATACTTCTAGGAGCACAAATACACCGTATCCAACAAATACACCTGTTCCAACAACTACTAGCTGGGGTAGTAATTATAGTATTAATACAACTACTACTTTTCCGACTTTAACTACTTTTTCAACGAATACACCTGTTCCAACAACTACTATCTGGAACACACTAGTAACTGCATATCCAACAAATACGCCGTATCCGACAAACACTTCTAGAAGCACAACCACTACTTTTCAAACTTCTAGAGTTACAAGCAGACCTACCACAACATCTTGGTCTACGACTACTAATCTTAATACCACTACAACATGGCAAACTTCTAGAAATACAAGCAGACCTACCACAACATCTTGGTCTACTCCTTTTAGTTTTAATACTACTACATGTTGGCAAACAAATACGAACACTTGTATAAGTACCGAAGTAGGAATAACCACTTTTCAAACAAGTTTTAATACTAATTTTAATGCTGTTAACACTGGATGCATTTATTATAATACTTATAATGGCATATATGCAGCAGATGAACCTGATCCTGGGTGTGAATTACAGTTTTGTGGAAACCCGTATACCTCATTTTTTTGGCAGTATTACACTGAAGCTGAAGGCGGCGCCACGATTGGTCTGGTAGCAGAATGCTATATATGTGATGTCAACTGTGATGTTAATACTTCTTCAACTACTACAGGTCCAATTCCTGGTACGACTTGTTACAATACTTTTTTTAACACTTGTCGGTCAACAAATACATCAGGAACAACAACTGCTAGTAGAAACACTAATACTAGTTATACTACATATTGGAACACTAGTTTCACAACTCAAACACTGGTTACATTAAATAGTAGCAGAAGCACTAATACTAGTTATACTACATATTGGAACACCACAAGTGCGCCATTTACAACAACCTGGAGTACAAATTCATCTGTTTCAACTAATACATCGGTATATGCTAATACTTCTAGAAGCACGAATACACCGTATCCGACAACCGCATCTAGAAATACAAACACTTCTAGAAGCACAACCACTAACTGGAACCAAAATACTTCTAGAAGCACGAATACAGAGTATTCGACAAATACACCGTATACAACAACTACTAACTGGAATACAACCACTAATTTCTCAACGCTTACACTGTATCCAGGTAATACACTTGTTCCAACAAATACTTCTAGAAGCACAACCACTAACTGGAACCAAAATACTTCTAGAAGCACGAATACACCGTATCCAACAAATACTTCTAGAGGTACAAACACTTCTAGCAGCACGAATACGCCGTATCCAACAAATACACCTGTTCCAACAAATACACCGTATCCAACAAATACTAGTAATAACACAAATACTAGTAGTAATACTTTAACAACTGTGTCCGGTTCTTTTACAACTAATTTTAACACAACTGCTACAACATCAACAACAAATACTTTTAATCAAAATACGACTACTCAATTTACAACAGAAGCAACAACTTCTTGGCAAACGCAATACTCATCAAATACAACAACTACCACCAGTAGAACGACTAACTGGATAACTGAATAAAGG